CTTCATCCTGTTCCGGAGGTCGCATTGTGCGATCTCGCGCGCCTCGTTGATGCTTACGACTACGCCGATGGGCTCATACTGGCCTTCTTCGGATTCCGCGATCAGCGTCGCGAGGCCCAGTTCCGTGTCGTCCGTTATTACGATTGCGAATCCTGGGGTGGTGGCTCTTTGCTTCTTGGTGGTGGTGGTTTTCATCTGCGTTCTCCGTACATGACGATTCATCACTCCAGCGCGCCAGCAAAGCAAGGCAATAATCGCACCGCCCGCGAAAAAGCCGCCCGTTTCCAGGCGGCTGGTTTGGAGCGGTGTGTGCAGGGGCCTACTTCGCGATTCTGTACGTCCGTTCTCCCAATTCGTTCTTGCCGGACTCGACCGTGAGGCCCATCTTCTTGGTGAGGTTTCCGCTGATGAAGCCCCGGATCGAGTGGTTCTGCCAGTCGGTCGCCTTGGCGATCTCGGCCATGGTTGCGCCCTTGGGCCGGCGCAGGAGGTCCAGAACGATGCTCTTTTTCGAGAACTCGCGCGGCACCGCAGCCTCCTTCGCCTTGGGTGCCTTCTTGCTGGTGGCCTTCTCCTTGGCATGCTTCTTCGGCGCGGCCTTGGCTTGCTTGGTGGCTTTCTTCGCGCCCTTGCTGGCCTTGGGCGCGCCCTTCTTGTTGCTGGCAGCCTTCTTCGAGGTGGCCTTCTCCGGCGCAACTTGCGCGCCCTGTTCCGCAACGGCGGCGGTTTCGGTGGTCTTGGTGGCTTCTGCGTTCGTCATCGGGGTGCTTTTCCTTTCGGCGGGTGATCCGCGCATGACGATTCATCACTCCGGTCGCCCCGGAAGGCAAGCGGAAAGTTCGGGAATCTTTTCATGGCGAACATGAGCCAGCGGGCCTATGCCCGGCAGCGCGGCGTTTCGGTGAGCACCGTCCAGAAGGCCATCGAGACGGGCCGCATTTCGACATTGCCCACCGGCCAAATCGATTCCGACGTGGCCGACGAAGAGTGGGCACGTAACACGCAGACCCATGCGCCAGCGGTCGACCGGCGCGGCCAGGCAGACGAGGATGCCGAGGTCTTCGGCGCGTCGCAGTACACCAAGGCGCGGGCCGTGCGGGAGCACTACCAGGCGCGCCTCGCCAAGATCGAATACGAGGAACGAATAGCGCAGCTCGTATCTGGCGATGAGGTTCAAGTAGCCGCCTACAACAAGTTCCGGCAGTTCCGCGACGCGATGCTCAATCTCCCCGACCGCCTCGCCGCGATGCTTGCCGCCGAGAGTGAAGCCGCCAAGGTGCATGAGGCGCTCACGGTTGAGATTCGGAAGGCCCTGAATGATTTCGCCGACGCTAACGGCTGAGCAAATCTACTCTGCCGCCGCCGCGGCCGGCGCGCGCCCGGACCCGCTGCTCACCATCTCGCAGTGGGCCGACCGTTACCGCTGGCTCTCGCAACGGGCGTCGGCGGAACACGGTCGCTGGCGCACGGAGCGCACGCCTTATCTGCGCGAGATCATGGATTGCCTCTCGCCGATGTCGCCCATCGAGCGCACGGTGTTCATGAAGGGAGCGCAGATCGGCGGCACGGAGTGCGGCAACAACTGGATGGGCTACATCATCCACCAGGCGCCGGGGCCGATGATGGCGGTGCAGCCCACCGTCGAGATGGCGAAGCGCAACTCGAAGCAGCGCATCGACCCGCTGATCGAAGAGTCGGAGGTGCTGCGGAAACTCGTCCGCGATCCGAGGTCGCGCGATTCCGGCAACACGGTTCTGTCAAAGGACTTTCCGGGCGGCGTGCTGGTGATGACCGGCGCGAACAGCGCGGTCGGCCTGCGGTCGATGGCCGCGCGGTATCTGTTCCTGGACGAAGTGGACGCCTATCCCGGCGATGTGGAAGGCGAAGGCGACCCGATCACGCTGGCGATGGCGCGCACGCGGACGTTCGCCAGGCGGAAGGTGTTCCTGTGCTCGACGCCCAAGATCACCGGCATGAGCCGGATCGAGGCGGCGTATGAAGAGAGCGACCGGCGCAGGTACTTCGTGCCGTGCCCGACTTGCCGCGACTTCCAGGTCCTGAAGTTCGCGCAACTCCGGTGGCCGAAGGGCAATCCGCAGGCGGCGGTTTACGTTTGCGAGCATTGCGGCCAGGAGATTCAGAACCATCAGAAGCACTGGATGCTGGCTCAGGGCGAGTGGCGCGCGGGCACGAAGGGCGATGGCAAGACGGCGGGCTTCCACATCTCCAGCCTCTACAGTCCGGTCGGCTGGTTTTCCTGGGGCGACGCCGCCAAGCAGTTCGAGCAGGCGCAGAAGAACTCCTCGCTGCTCCAGGTATTCGTCAACACCGTACTGGGCGAGACGTGGACCCAACTCGGCGAGGCGCCGGATTGGCAGAAGCTCTACGACCGCCGAGAAGACTACAAGATTGGGCTGGTCCCTCGCGGGGGCCTGTTCCTTACGGCGGGCGCGGACGTCCAGAAGGACCGCATCGAAGTCGAGATCGCCGCGTGGGGCCGTGGGAAGGAATCGTGGTCGGTCGATTACCGCGTGTTCGAAGGCGACACGTCGCGCCCGGCAGTGTGGGAGAAGCTCACCGGCCTGCTGAACGAAACCTTCACGACTGCGTCGGGGCTGGAGTTGCCCATCATGCAACTCGCCATCGACTCCGGATTTGCGACCACCGAGGTCTACCATTGGGCGCGGCGGCAGGGCGGGCGCGTGCTGGTGATCAAGGGCGATTCACGCGCACCGGCGCTGCTCGGGGCGGCTTCGCCCGTGGACGTAGGCCCGTTGGGCGCCAAAATCAAACGCGGTATTCGCGTGTGGCCGGTCAACTCCGGCATGGCGAAGGAAGAGTTGTACCGTTGGCTGCGCCTCGATCGGCCCACCGACGAGGATCTTGCCGGCGGTGTGCCGTTTCCGGCAGGCTACTGCCACTTTCCGAAGTACAGCGAGGAGTACTTCAAACAGATCACTGCCGAGCAGTTGGTGACGAAGCTCGTCAAAGGCTACCGGCGGCATGAATGGCAGAAGATGCGCGAGCGCAACGAAGCGCTCGATTGCCGCGTGTATGCGCGGGCGGCGGCAGGCCGGATCGGTATTGATCGGTTCCAGGAGAAGCACTGGGCCGACTTCGAGCGCCGGGTGGGTGCCCCTCCGGTGAAAGAAGTGAAACCAGCGCAGCAACCGCCTCGCGCGGATGGCAGGCAGGCCGCGCGTAACCGGGTGCGCTTCAGGATGGATCTCTAATGGCATTCACCCAGTCCGACCTCGATGCTCTCGACGCCGCGCGCAAGCAGGGCGCGCGGCGAGTCCGGTTTCAGGATCGCGAGTTCGAATTCGATTCCGTGGATGACTATTTGAAACTCCGGAATCTGATTTTGAATGACATCGCCCAGCAGTCCGGGCCGCAGCAAGTGCGCCAGGTGCGCATCTACACCACGAACGGTTGGGGCCACTAAATCGCCGTGCCAATTGAAACGTTGATGACGCTCGCCCGCCAGGCCGGGCACGAGCCGATGCCGATCCCAGTCCAGCGCGTGCCGCGCACCCGCGCGATGGGGACGTTCCCATTCGACGCCGCCGGGCGCGGGCGTCGCGGCATCGGCTGGAATCCGCCGTTCCTCGGCCTCAACACGCTCCTGTTTTCGCACGGCCTGGAGTTGCAGGCGCGGAACCGGGACGCGGTTCGCAACAGCGCGTGGGCTGCGGCGGCCGTAGACTCCTACGTGGCCAACGCGATCGGGCGTGGGATTCGCCTGGTGCCTCACCATCCGGACGAGAAGATCCGCGACCTGATCACCAGGAAGTGGAACCGATGGACTCGCGAATGCGACGTCGAGTACGACCCGCGGAATCCCGCATCGGGCCAGACGGATTTCTATGGGCAGCAGATGGTGATTGCCCGCGAGGTCATGGAGGCGGGCGAGTGCTTCGTGCGGTTCCGGCCGCGCTCTCCGAAGGAAGGCCTCACGGTTCCGCTGCAACTGCAACTCATCGAAGCCGAGCAACTGCCGCTTTGGCGCACGGCTATCGAGCAGATGCCGCCCAAGAATTCCGTCCGGTGTGGCATCGAGTTTCAGACCGATGGCCGGCGTGCGGCGTACCACTTCTGGAAAGCGCATCCGGGCGAAACGATGTTCTTCCCGATGGAGGCGCTGTCGGTGGAGCGGGTGCCCGCCACCGAGGTGCTGCATGTCTACAAACCAATCCGCGCGGGCCAGTTTCGGGGGCAGCCGTGGCTCACATCGGTGATCGCGAAGCTCTACGAACTGGAGCAGTACACCGACGCCGAGATTGTCCGCAAAAAGCTCGCGGCGATGATCACCGGGTTCATCACGCAGGCCAGCCCGGACAATCCGATCATCCCCCCGGACCAATATCAGAACGGGCCGGGCCAGACGGAGCCGGGGACACAGATCAGCAAGCTCGAACCCGGCACGTTCCAGGTTCTGAACTTCGGCGAAGAGGTGTCGTTCGCCGAAGCCAAGGACAGCGGCGATTTCAAATCGTTCATTCGGACGTGCCTGCAGGCTTTTTCGAGTGGCGCGGGCCTTGCCGAGTATCAGATCAGCGGCGACCTGTCGGGCATCAACTACTCTTCGATCCGCGCCGGCCTGCTGGAATTTCGTCGTAAGTGCGAGCAGTATCAGCATTCGGTTTTCATCTTCCAGGTTTGCCACCCGGTTTATAAACGCTGGCTGCGCGAGGCGATGCTGGCGCTGGTGTTCGGCATTGACCTGCTGAACGCGTACAGCAAAGATCCCGAGCCATTCGAGGAAGTGCAGTGGGTAACGCCTGGCTGGCCGTGGGTGGACCCCGAAAAGGACATCAAGGCTTCCAACGACGCCATCCGCAGCGGATTGTCCACTCGCTCTGCAGAGGTGGCGGCGCAAGGGCGCGACGCCGGTGCAGTGGACGCGGAGCAAACAGCGGACAACGAGCGAGCCGACAAGCTTGGGCTGTCCTACGACAGCGATGGCCGGAAGGTCCTGACCGGGCGCAACGCCGGATTGACGGAAGCCGAGATCCAGCAGGATGCCAGCAAGGGCGAGGTGGACGTGAAGCCATGAGGAATCTGACTCGTGTGGCATCGCGGTTTGTGAACACGCCACTGATGATTCATCCGCCCAAGCTGGACGTCATGGTGCAGGCGCTGGGCCCGCGGCTGGGGATTGTCCCCGTCAGCATCGGCGTAGGAGCCGAACCGTTCGCGGCCGCGTACATGGAGCAGTCGGATGATAGCGGCTACCAGGTGATCGACGGAATCGCGATCATTCCGATCCAGGGCGTACTGACGAAAGCGGAATCCTGGGTTTCGGCGCTGAGTGGTTGCAGTTCCTATGCGCAGATTGGGAGCTACCTTCAGGACGCGGTGAACGACGCCGGAGTGCGGGCGATCCTCTTGCAGGTTGATTCGCCGGGCGGCGAGACCACGGGATGCCTGGAACTGTCCGATTACATCTACTCTCTTCGCGGCTTGAAGCCCATCTTTGCGGTGGCCGACGATTTCGCATTCTCGGCGGCCTACGCTCTCACCAGCGCCGCCGACAAGATCTTCGTCACGCGCATGGGAGCGGTCGGGTCCGTTGGCGTCGTCGTGCTCCACACGGAGGATTCGAAGTTCAACGGCGAGCAGGGGTTCAAGTACACCTACATCTTCAAGGGGGACAAGAAGGTCGATGGGAACCCGCACGAACCGCTGTCGGAGCGGGCCGAAAAGGACATCCAGTCCGAAATTGACCGGCAGTACGACCAGTTCGTAGCAACGGTCGCGCGGAACCGGAAGGCCAGCGCGGAGAAGATCATCGCGACGCAGGCCGGCGTGTGCTGGGCGGAGAATGCCGTTCCGCTCCTGGCAGATGCGGTCGGAACGCTTGGCGATGCCATGAACGCGCTTCGTCAACTGCTGGGCGAGCCGGTCCAGAAATCAACGGCGGCGATTGCCGCAATATCCACAACCAA